TTGAAAATACATCTGTAGTGCCTTCTGTGGGCTGTATGAACCACCGTCACCTAAATCAATCTCTGTAAGACCATCGGCATCAATATAAATACCATCTGGCACAACCTTGCTAACTACTTGCTGTAGTTTCAAGTGAATTATTTGTATCTGATCTGCATACTTACGCATTCTACGTACAAGAGACTCTATAGTACCCTTGTACATCTTAGGTGCTGCTGCAACGTAATTAGAGTAAGCCTTCTGAAATGCTGACTCAGGACGAACCATGTTAGTGCATAGCTCCCATTTAATAAGTTGGTCAGTACCAAGAACTAAAACACCATCATACCAAACGTCTATCTTTTTTTCTACCCTTCTAAACATTACAGTCTCATCCTGTGGTGGGTTAAAGCTGTCGTCTCTAGGTATAACTCGCATTCCTCCGTTGTCCAGAATCTTTTCCTTCCACACAAATGTTCTGTCAGTCTTGTAGTTGAAGAATAATACGTTAACGACTTCAGAGTCTGCAAAACTGTCGTTATATGATCGCATAACAGAATACTCAGTACTCCACATGCTTGTTGTGTTCTTTATGTGCTCTAACTCTTCCTCGGTGAGGTTAGGGTTAATCTTTTTAAGTTCTGTAATATGAATCTGCTTCACCTCGCCATAGTAGTAGCAGTCTTCATAGTTAGGATCCTCTGTGTAGCTGTGAACCCACTCTGCAGGGTCTACATACTCCAACTTGATACCCTCTCCGTAGCTAAACCTATGTTTAGCGACACATAGCCCCAAGTCTACCTGGTCTCCTGCCAATCTTCTTTTTAGTTGTGGATACTTGTTCATATCGAACACTGTATCTATAGCCTCTTCTTCAGCTATTTCTATTGCAGGCTTATAATTAAGCTGCATATGTAGATTGAGTTCTTGCTCGTTCTTTGGAAGAGTTTCTGGGTCAACATTAAATGCATCAACACCAAACAGTTCTTTGGTCTTCATTAATACATCTTTAGCTAACATATCAGCCTCTATCATCTCTTGATATGCTGACCTCTTCTCTGCAGAAACACCGTCCTGAGCGTATGCCTTTACTGTGGCAACCCTATCCATCATGCCGTTAACAACGATATCTCTAAATTTAGGGATTATTGGTACGATAGACCAGTCTAGATTCAAGTAGGATTTATCTCCGTCCACCTCCAATTGTTTTTTGTAGGCTTCTACAGACTGTTCACCACGAGCATATAATCTCATTCTGTGAAAGTCAATCCATTGATCATAAAATTTACACGAGTTTCCCTTCTTTCTAAACCACTCGTATTGAATGGCTTGTCCAACCTTTAAGCCGTACTCGAAAGACTCTTTCTCGTAGTCTGGTGCTAATTGATTGGGGAAACTCCTTTTGCGTACAAGAGTCTCTTTTTTATTTATCATCCCTTAATAATCTTACTCTGGAATCCACTATTATCGTATCTCACAAAGTTAATGTTTATTTTCGACTTCTCCTTTTGGGGTTGCATGTCAAACCTCTGTGTAGCCATAAGTGCAAGACCTGAACTAATCGTAGCATCGTACTTTGTACGATTGTTAAACTCAAACCTTGACCAATCCTCAAGCGTCCTATTGAAGAACATGTTTCCCATGTCCCCAGCCTCTCTATATGTTCCTTCTACGTCTATGCCTACATACTTATTTATGTAAGACTCTATACATGCAGCGTGTGTCTGCCTCATATCTTCTGATGCTGTTGGTATACCTCCTAGCTCTTTTTCTGACTTTGATAGTTTGTTTCTTGGTTTGTCAGGTCTATTCATAGAAAAGTTTCTCATACCTGCGTTCTTAAAGTGATACAGAAGTCTAGCCTTGTTGTTCTCCGCAAGTATAGGCATACTATAAAACCAACAAGCCATAAGCACCTCCTCAAAGAATATTTCAGCCATTGGTGGTCTTGCTACATATTCTAGAAAGAACTCGTTGGATGGAGCTTCCGACATGTTGAACATAGTGACACCATGAAGCGATCCATTGGACGCACCCCCTCCAACTGTTCCTGATATGTCATAGGTATCGCAACCAAAAGCACCAATCTCTTCGTGACGTGGATAATACAAGTCGCCACGTTTTATTACTTTGTTACGCATAGAGTCAGGAGGTAACCACGACACCAAAAACCTACCCCTCTTGTCTGGAGTCCATATTACCTCAGAGAATCTATTTCCATCTTTCCAATGGAATGAGCCCCTTGTGAGTATCCTGCCAGCATTGGTGTAATCATTGTAGTCTATCTGTTCGTATATCTTAGTTATGTTAAACAGAGATTCTTTAGACTCGTCTCTAAAGGCGTGTGCTTCACTTCTAGGGAACTGTCTATAAAATTCATTCAATGCGTCTGGATCGCCTTTCAATGAGTCAACCTCATTGTTCCAATACTCTATAACACCTTGATCAATCAGCTCACCATCCACGCCCATAACAGGTTTCTTTGGTGTCTCAAATACAGGCATCCCGTACTCATCTATATAACCCTCAAAGTTCCACTCCATAGGTATAAATAACCTATAAAGACCTGATTTAGTCTGACCATTCGCTGAACGCTCGTTGGGGTCTGAGTCCATGTACAACTTCTTAAAGTTGTCACCACCCTTTGACAATGCATTACAGGTAGACCCCATAAGGCACTTACCTACAATCTTTCTACCCAACCGAAGACATGTCTTTGTTACTCGCCAGTTGTTGAGTATGTTTAGTGGTTTTAGCCATTTAGAACTCTCATCGTGTAATAGGTAAAGCAACTTCTCACCATCGTAGCTGTTGTCGTCAGTGTTCTTCCAGTCTATGGATGTATCCAATCCTTCTTCCTGCTCCTCCTTACCAACATCGTTCATATTCTTCTTGGTAATCTTTGTTGCAGGGACACCGTACATCAGCTCGGTCTTTGGTCTATCCATACCAGACTGAAGAGGCTTAAAATAAAATGGATAGTTTATAGATATTGGAACAACCTTATCTGTAAAGAGTTTCTTAGCATCTGGACCTGTCTTTGATAGCATGCCTATACGACTGTCCCTAGATAGTGTAGCTATATTTACAGACTCTGATGACCCCATAAAAGAAAAGCCTGAACGTCTTATCTTTAGATATATCATACCAAAACATCTGTCGTCTGCCTTACATGCTTCCCAATAAATAAAGAACACTCTGTTTGCTTCTCTAAAGTCTGGGTGTCCAACATCTATCTTTGTATGCTGTAGATACATGTAGTGAGCCCCTGTAATATAGGTGGCTCTCTTGTTGTTCATAAACCAATGACCGTATTCACGCTTGTCAAACTGCTCTGTTATGTAGTCTACGTACTTCTGCTTGAACTCGTCCTCCTGCATACGCCACTCCTGACGTGTCTTTATGCGTGATAATTCCTTTGGTATTTCGTGAACAACCCACTTGTTGTGTTTAGAGTCTATGTTCTTGGGAGTCTTGGGTAGACCTATCTTTATCCCATTAATGTCATAAACCTCACCAAGGGTTCCATCTTTAGATATAATGACAATATCATTCTTTTTATCGTAGCCATACGCCCATGATTTTGTTCTGTTCTTGTTTAATAGAACATTCTTCGGAATGTAACCGTCAACAACGGTGTACAACGGATCCCAATATATGTTATTTTGCCCTTCCTTCAGCAAAGTTTATATCTGTATTCTTCTTTATTGGTTCGTCATTTGAGACAACTCCATCTGCTGCTTCCAATAGTTTTTCTTGTTCGTGTATCTTTTCTAATATATCATAAGCATCGAACATAGCAGTCTTTTTTGCTGCCGCAGCATTCTTCATTTTTTCAGCAGCTAGGTCATCACTTAAGTCTACTCCTCCCTTTTTCTTTATGATAGGAGCTTCAGCCACCTTAATTAGTTCTTCAACAGCCTTGTACCCAGACTGAATCAGCTTCTCTTTTAGCTCTCTTATTTTATCTACTTCTTCAGACATATGTTACGTGTAAACATTCTGTATAATACCTCCCCATCAACATCAAACTCATACTCGCATTCAGGCTCATGGCATATAACGTCCCCCTTGTTTACGCCCAACTTGGATAACGAGTCGTTAGAGTAAACAACTTCACCCCATAACTTTTCGTGCTTCTTTTGACTATACTTTGATTTATTGTCAATAGGTCTGACAAACACAAAGTTGTCTTCGGCTGCCCAGTCTTTATCGCTCTCGTTCTTGTACAAGAATACATGATCAGGACTGACCATAAATAAGTTTTCAAATATATGAGACGCTGTAGACTTTATATCTCCTGACATAGATATTAGCTTCCTAAACGTGTTATGATGAACTAATACAACAGCACCAGGTTTTATATTACCCTCATACCCTATTGGTGTCGATACAACAACTGCATGCCTTTGGGTGGATCTTGCGTCTTCAAAGCTAGTGGTTAGGTAAACCTCCTTGTCGCCAACTTTAGTTGTGTTGTTGTACCGCTTACCGTCTAGTGGCTTGACTAGAAAGTTAAACGGAGATTTCATACTAAAAGTCTATGTTGTGCTCTATAGAGATAGGGACTGCTGAAGTGAAAGACTTCCATATGTACACCTCATCCTTGTCGTTTACAACATTGATTAGTATACGCTCGTCTTCATGAACTATAGAAAGTATCTTATAGCTACCAACAACATTCTGCCCTATTTGATAGTGCATTGCGTTTTTATAATCTGGTCCTATGGATACCTTTCTAATTACCACCTTCTTCAACTTTAGACATCATAGGTGTTAACTCACCTGTCTCTGGATTTATCTCCCCCTCACCATACTTCTCAACAAGTTCATTGTTGAAATTATTTAACTCTCCAGCTACTGCAGGGTACATAGAGTTTAGTTGATGTAGTTTTATGCTTGCCTCGGCTACCTGAGATTGTAGCATTCTATATCGTCTAGATAGCGACTGATACTTAGAGAACTCTTCCTTTGTTAGTTTCTTTGCCATTTGATTTAATTTTTAACAAATATAGCCAAATAAAAGTTAACTGCCGCAC